ACGTAAAGCTTCCATACAGCTAATTTTTTCTCTAAAGTAATATTAGCGTTATCTCTTTCTGTTTTAGATACAATAATATAAACATCATCATTTTCTTTAGCAGCCATTTTAGCTGCTTCAAAGTGACCGATGTGTGGAGGATTAAAACCACCACCAAATATACCTATACTATAAGATTTTTCAGTCAGTTCAGCGCCCTCTGATACAGGTTGTTCAGCAGCTTTTCTTCCACGCTCTCCAGCGTATAAGAAGTTATTAGCACTAAAATTAATCCTATCTACAATCTTTACTTGATTAGGTGTATCCCCAACATATAGTACATGTCCTTCTCCTGGAGCTGACACATAACCATCCCCTACCGGAATAAATGAATACATACCCTGTAGTTTACCTTCTACATTAGCTAACAAATGTTGAAATATAAGCTTGATACGAATCATATCATATGAAGCACCTATCAAACCATTAAGAGACTTTTTATGTTGTTTAAGATAGTTAATTAAATTTTCGGTCTTTTTCTGAGCATTAGCTTTAACTCGTTCGCTGCCTGCAGCTGCTTTTTTGTTTATCTTTTCTTTAGTGTAAGAAAGATAACCGTTTAAGTATTTGTTTATATCAAAATTTTCTCCTGCTGTAGCAGCTTTAAATATACCCCCACCACTTCTTACCATGTAATTAGTATACTGTCTAAGATCGGCTGATAATGCACTACCGGTATACTCTTCATTGAATTCGTTACTAATAGCGCTTATTTTTATTTTAGCGTCTTGTAACAGTTTATGTACTGTGTTCTTAAGATTTGGATCAATAAGAACATTCAAAGATTTATAATTAGAACCTTCTGCAAACACCCCTGCTTTCTTTAAACTATTAACTACCCGGGTGGTGTCTCTACTTGCCATAGCTGAAGTAATAGCATCTCCATTAGCATTGACGTTGAAAGCTGCATGTACAACAATACCCACAGGTGCTTTAGAAACTTGCTGATAAAGAGGCGACTGAGCGTCAACTGGTACAGCATAAGAAATAAGATTAGGTCTAAAAGTTACATATTGTTTGCCTTCTATATTGGCCGTAGTGGGTGAACGAGAAGGTGAAAATAATAAATCGCCCTGATACATTAAACCAGAATTATCGTAACCTTTCTTTAAATAAGGAAATACTGTTTTAAGTACATCTCTCAACCCTACTGGAGCGTCTTTATATAATACGTCTACTTCTTGTTCACTGTGCACTAAATTCGGCACTTTACTAAAAACAGTTTTAGTAGCAATAAAAAACTGATTATCATACTTGTCTCTTGGATCTATACCCCAAAATAAAGCAGGAGAACCATCTACTTTTAGGTTAACCGACGTCTTACTATTAAACCCTTCTAAATAAGCTGTAAAGTTTTCTACTTGCTCAACAAACTTAGCAAAACCCACTTTACCTTCTTCAATAGCAAGGTCTTCTAAATGAGACAAATGATTCTTAAGAGTGCTGTCTACAGCAGATTCTGTAAGGGTTTCTTTATAGTATGTTTTAAAATTTATCATGCTTGCGGTAAGACACCAGACGTCTGGTAATATTTACTACCTATTAAGTCTAGGCCCTTTGTTATATAATAGCCATATATATTTTCAAGTATACCACCATCAGCGTACCAAGCACTTAATGATGAAGCAGTTTCAGATAAAGTTGTAGATAAACTACCATCTGTGTTTTTATTCCAATCTATAAGGTTATTAACTTGGGTGTCTGTGTAAGCTGGGTTAAACACATATGCTTTATAATTTTGAAAGAAAGGCGTTTTTAATCCCCAACCAAAAAACGCGCTCAGTGGATATGCAGTCATCGGGTATGCACTTGCTGCAGATGTAAAGAACGGATCGGGGGTAATGTTGTTTGCTGCTGCGTGAGCTGTTACAGCTGCGTAAGAATTAATTGTTGGTACTTCTATTAATTCATAAAAATTAGAATAGAATATATCATTTATAACTATTTGCTCTCCTTGATACACTGTTGCACTGGCAGGGTAAGCGGTTAACGAAGAACCTAAATTAGTATGTCCTTGTGTAACGTCAAAGTTAGTGTTGTACTTTTCTCTTGAGCCCCATAACCTTTCATGTGAAGCACTGTATAAATCAAACTGTCTTTGAAGTACCGGTGGTAATACATAGTTGTAGTTATCAAACTCAGTATCAATCATGTTAGCTAAGGAGTATAACTGATTAACTCCCGCTACATTTAAGTCTTGATTATTAGCAACAAAGTTAGCAGTCTTTTCATATGCTACAGTACCAAAATTTTCGTCTGGATGTACATTATCTCCAGCATATGCAGATAACAACGTCAACAAATTAACATTGTCTGCAACTTGTGGTGCCAATGCATACGACTGTAACTGTTCACCGTAATTAAAGTTTTCGTTTACTTTTCTTACAAAATAATTATTATAAAAATTGTCAACGTTAAATTGACTTGATCCAGACAGACTAATTGTTTTTAATGTACCCGATAGGGAATATGCATAAGTGTACCAACTTGAGTCTCCTATATAATACCCGCTTAACGGGCCAGCATTAACACCAGATGCAGCAGGTATCGGTGGTGGTTCTATAATTGTTTGTAACCCTGTAGTGGTAAACAACAAGGATGTTGAAACAGATCCACTTGATAGTACTGCTGCAGAAAGTGGTACAGTACTTAATATGTTTTTAAAATAACCGCCTGTATCTCTGTTTAAACTATCGTATCTATTTATTTTAAACGATGGAGTGAATATAGTTGCTACGGTACTTGGCGTTACAGCCGATTGTATAACAGGATCCGGAGTTCCAAGTAACGGGTAATTTAATAATACTCTGTTACTAAAATCTGTTGAAGAAAGATAAGGACCGTTTACTGTAACAAAAAACTGATTATCTGTATCTGGCCATATTACATTAGGTAAATCTATATTACCACCGTTTACACTAACACCGAAGTGATCAGCAGATAAATTTTTTACGTAAAAATTTGCAGATAAAAATACATTACTATTAGAGTAAGAAGGTACTTGGTTGTCGTTTTTATCTTGTAAATTATAAACTTTAAAAGTGTTGTATGTTACCCAAAGTGTGGGTACACTGACCTCGTAATAGTTTAAAGAAGGTATATCGTCTATATAGTAAAAATCTACCGTACCTTTGTAACCAACTAATATACCACTTGCAGCTGTAGAAAGATGTCCAAATGAGTCAACATAAATTGGAGAAATGTTACTTGCAGTTAATAATGTAAATTGATTACCATCTAAGTCTGTAAATCTCCAACGCGGTCTCAATTGTGCATACTTGTTGTTAGGTGTAACTACTTCCCAAGGTTGAGAAAAAGAATTTTCAGAATAAAAATCAAATACTATGTTTGCGCTTAATTGATTAGAAGCTGAAAAAGCAAATGTTAATGGAGTTGCTTCGTTAAGAGGTCCTGGCGGGCAGGATTGATAACCGTGAAACACAGCTCCTGAAGCAGCATACGATGAAAGATCTAACCAGTTAGTATATTTCCAAGATAAAGTATCTGTAACGAAATTTGTAGCGGTAAACGTGTTTGAATACGTTTGTATAGCACTACCATCTTTAGGTATAATTGCTAATTTTATTTCATACACTCCAGGCCAGTCATATACATGGGTAGGACTCTGTATGTTACTGTTTGTTACTTGTGTAATTTCATCTTCAGTATTATCCCCATACTGTACAAACAAAGAATACTTGTTTAAAACATCAGCCGGGTTAACATTTGCACTTAATGTTACTGTACAAATAAAAGGAGTAACATTGGTATAGCCGCTTGTTATGTAAAGCACTGAACTTAATGCAGCCTGCTGTATTGTAAACCCTGGCGATACTATAGAGTAAGAAATCATATTAACCGTTGCTTATTAAATAGTTATTACAGAAGTATCTTGAGAAACATCTGTAGAAACTATAATACGACTGCTAAAATCGTTTATATTGTTAAAATATAAAGCTTGGAAGTCTGTTAATTGATAAGGTTTAGATGTAATACTAATATCGTTATTAGGGTAAGATGGGTTCCATATAACTAAAGATACACCTTGTACAAAAGCNCCTGTGTCTAAGCGCTGGGTGTAGACGTTACTTACACCTGGTATGCTTTCAATCTGGGCTGTTAAGTTAATAGTGTCTATATTATAACCTAAGGTAAGTTTTGTAGGATCAAAAAAGGCTTGTACTATTCCTGTAACTTGATTTTGTATGAGTTGAGTAGATATTTTTGCTGTACGATCTAAAACCACCACAAGTCTTGTTTGAGAAGTAATAGCATTGAGATCGGTATCAGTATTGCTACCATAACCCACTGTTACAGCTTTATAAACAGGGTCCATTACAATAATGTCTGATGTTAAAGTCTTCTTGTCAGCAGCTGTATTAATTATAAGAGATTTTTGTGCTGGGGTAAGATAATTAATGCTACTACCTGTATTTTGCTGAGTGGCTTTAGGTAAAGCATAAATGTAAACGTTATTGAAGTTACATGATGTAGCAAATGCTAATTGATTATATAATACTCTATTATCTTGGTTAGGGTTTGTTAAACCGATATTATACAAGTAACGTAAATGGTTATTGACGTAATCATTATTACTATATACAGTAGCGTCTTGTATAATGTTACCAAACGTGGAAGTGATATAGTTTTGATAGTCTTGAGGTGTTACTAAACGGTACTGAGATTTAAATGCTGCTGGAGCATTTTTACGTATACTATCTGCATTTTCTGCATCAGTAAAAGCTGTGGATGGGTTAGCATTATCAAACTGTAAACCAGTAATATTACTATCTGTTAAGTAAGTTAAATCAGGACTGAACACATCAGCTTGTATATTACTAAATTGCGCTGTACTGTAAATTACTGCTGGTAACCCGGTTATTGTGTTTGCTGCAACCTCTCCGTCAATACCTAATGATTGCAAGTAATATACTGCTACAACATCTCCTGGGTTAAGTTGTGCACCATTAATACCATCGCCAAACTTAAGTTCGTAATTTTGACTTTCGTTTAATCTTACCTCAAACTTTTTTGCTGTAGCGTTTTCTAAATACAATGATTCGGTACGGTTCCATTGAGACCATGTACCTGTAGCTATTGACTGTACATATACATCAATATTAAAATGATCCACATTAACAGCACTACCTGGTGCAACAAATACTGTTTCATTAGTTACACCTAAAGCATAATATAGCGGGTATTCTGTCCACTTACCTTGATACAATAGAGATTGATTGCCTACATTTTCTAAATACTGACCAGTTGAAAGAGTGACTGTAAATGTAACGTCTTGGTTAAAAGAGTAAGGTGCATTGCCAATTCTAACAAATGAATAACGAGGTATAGTGTAAGAGCCAATTCCCAAATCACTTGTTGCAGAGCATGTATAGGTTAAAGTAGCTGTTTGTTTACCGATAGGGGAATAGTTAATTAATTTTACTACCCGGTTAATATTTTCATAAATTTGGGATTCACTAAACATAGACTCCGAGGATGTCTTGTTTAGATAATACATAAACGTATGAAATGAGTAAGCAATGATATTAGTAATTGCTGTTAAATTAGAACCCTCCAAATATTGATCTGTAAATAGCCCGCTTTGCGTTAAGCGGTTACGCATAAAGTCTCTAATATTGGTAGCATCAAACGCGATATATTCGTTTGGTTGAATGTTTAGTGCTGAAGCATCACCTGATATAGTAGACATATTATGAAAGAGTATAACCAGACTTACTCAACACACCCGGGATTAACAATGGGGTATTGTTTAAATATGGCATTAATATATTTAATTCAATGTAATAGGTTTGCTCGTCTACATTCATCTGTATGTTTATGTTCTGTACAGACACGCGAGGCTCGTAAACAGTTAAGCCATTGAGTATGGCTTTACCAATACGGTTACCGTTAGATTGAGTTATAGGTTCAAATAAATACTGTGCTAAGTTTAATCCATATTGCGGATTTAATAAATTCTGCCCGGGTAATGTGTTAAACAAAGAATAAATTGAATTAGTAATTGCAGCTGCATCGTAATCAGCAACTAAGTCCTTAGTTATAGGATTCGGAGTATCTAAATGTAAATCCGAATACGTATAGTTCTTACTTGTATAAGTAGGTTTTTGTAACCCTATAAAACTTATGGATGGCATTGTAAAATACTTAGGGAAGGAGTAAGTAATATCATTATATGAAAAACAGTAAGTTTAACTCTTTATTTAAAGAGGCCTATAATCGCTTTACCCAGGGTGCAGGTTTCTTAGCAGGGGATGTAGTAAAATTAAAATCCGGCTATGAAAATATGGATAGTTTTAAGAGGTTAGGCGAAAACGTTAAAGCTCGTATTAAAGATATGGTTACATCTGGTAATAATATCAGAATTAGCAGACTCCATAACTATACAGCACCATCGCGTTATAGTGCAGAAGGCGCAGGTAACTTACCAGCCGACTTAGCTGACTGTTTTGAAGAGTCTGCACCAGGTTATTGGCACAATTTAATTACTATTCCTGTTGATTGTTTAGAAAGCGTTGACACTAACGGTAATTTACCCCCTGTACCTGACGATCAAAAAGATATGAAAGACCGGGTTACTGGTCCAGAAGATATGGGTGAGCATAAAATGAATAAGGGTAGAGATATTGACCCACAAACAAAGCTAATGAAAAAGCAAACAAAAGCTGAAAAAGGCGATTACGAATTAGCTACAAAAAATACAAAACTTGCTCACTCTAACAAATATGATGACTCAAAACCTTCTAAGGTAAAGCATTTAGAAAAAACTAAAGAGTTAAAAGAGTCTGTATTAAAAGAATCTGAAAATGCTTTAGACAGTCTTTATATTAGTATTCTCAATGAAGATGTTGGCACAATGGGACAAGTTAACCCAACAGCCTCAGATAGCGGAGATCAGCTGG